GAACGTGGCGGCTACCATCGACCGCGACATCCTGAAGCCCCTCCTGCACCAGCTGTACGACATGGTGATGCTCACCACCCCGGGCGTGTTCCGTGGCGACGAGAGCATCGCGGTGAAGGGCGTGAACTACGCGGTCAAGCGCGAGCAGGATCGCATGCGTCAGCTGGAGTTCCTGCAGATCACCGCCAACCCCATCGATCAGGGGATCATCGGCGTACCCGGCCGCGCGACCATCCTGCGCAGCGTCGCGGCGAATCTCGGCCTCGACCACGAGAACGTGGTGCCCGACGACAAGGCGTTGCAGCAGATGCAGCAGGCCGCGCAGATGCAGGCCGAGGCGCAGATGCAGGCCGAGGCCGCTGGCGCGCAGCAGGCCGACGAGCAGAAGAACGCCGACAAGCGTAAGCCCGAGCCCGGCCGTGGTGGTCCTGAAGAGGCCCGCCGTCCGGTCGAGCAGGAATTCACCGGCCCGACGGGCCGCCCCGGTATGAGGATGGGAGGCTGATCATGGTCATGAAGGTCCACAAGTACGCCAACGGCGGACAGGTCAAGAGCGAGTACGAGAAGCCGACGTACTGGCAGGCGGTCAAGGACCGCACGAAGGAAGTTCTGGGCCTCGCCCCGAAGGCGGTGAAGGCCGGCGAGGGCGGGCGCGCCATCGGCGAGTACCGTTCCAAGCAGGACAAGGAATTGTCCAAGTACAAGGACGGTGGCAAAGTCAAGAAGAAGTGCTAGAGTATTCCGCGCTTACCACACCAGTGACAGGAGTTCCTGACATGATGAGCAAGTTCCTTGGTGACACGAAGGGCAACCGCGACCTGCCCAACAACCGCACCACGAGCGGCGTCGACAGCTGCGGCTCCGACAACGGTGGCTCGCGGCTCGGCGGCAAGTTCAGCGGCGGCACGAAGGGCAACCGCGACCTGCCGGTCAACCGCTCCAGCGGCGTAGGCGGCAAGGGCAAGTGATCAAGACGAAGAAGCATGCCGAGGCACTGACGAATCTCCGCTCGAACGCGGATTTCGACGTCGTGCTCGGCATGCTGAGCGAATACCGGGCGGAGCAGCTTGAGAAGCTGGCCAAGACCGTGGGCGAGCCGAGCCTGTACAGGCTTCAGGGCGCAATCCACGTCGTGACCGAGATTCAGGATGCATGCGCCAAGGCTCCAGATATGATCCCCAAACTCAAGTAATCGGAGAAGACGCATGAGTGCGCTCCCCAGTGCAGTACGCAAGCAGATCAAGCGGGCCAACGAGATCGCCGACGCGATCATGGCCGAGCGCAAGGCTTCGGATGAGGCCGCAGCGCCGCCGACGAACCCGCCCGCCGAGGGCGTCACTGCCGAGCCTCCGGCGGATGCGGCGCCTGCCGCTTCGGCCGAGAACGCGCAGCCCGTGGCCGCGCCTGTTCAGGAGGCCGCCGAGGCGAAGCCTGTGCAGGTGGTCACCTCCGATTGGGAGCAGCGCTACAAGGTGCTGCAGGGGAAGTACAACGCCGAAGTCCCGCGACTTCAGCGCACGACGCAGGATCTCACTGGGCAGCTTAACAACCTGCAGCAGCAGCTGATTCACACGCAGAGTCTGTTGGCCGCGCTTGGTCAGAACCGGTCTCCTGCGACCGGAGACAGCAATAGCACCTCTGGCTATGCTGGCAAGCTGATCAAAGACGAAGAGGTCAAAGCGTTCGGAGCCGATCTGATCGATGTTGTCCGCCGGGTGGCGCGCGAAGAGATCGCGCCGGCGATGGATCCCATCAAGTCGGTGATGGACCGGGTTCCGCAGATCGAGAAGCAGGTGTCGGGAGTCACGGCTCGCGCCGTGGTGAACGACAGGCAGAAGTTCCTTGGGTACTTGAGCGAGCACGCTCCTGAGTGGACGAGGCTGAACGAGGACGAGCAGTTCCTCGATTGGCTTGACCAGACGGATCCGTTTTCGGGTAGAGTGCGCATCGATCTTTTGAAGCATGCAGAGGCAAGCCACGACGGACCGCGCGCCGTGGCGTTTTTCAAGGCTTATCAGAAAGAACACGCGACCGTTACTCCTCCAGCTCCGACCCCGAGCGCCGCAGCCGGGACACCGAAGAAGCTGGAAGATTTCGTAGCCCCGGGGGCTCCGAAGTCGGGTGCGGGTGGCACTCCCAATGAGGCTGGAAAGCGGATCTACACGAAGGCCGAAATCGCTGCGTTCTACGACGCGATTCGACGGGGCTACTACCGCAACAAGGCGGACGAGCAGCGGCGGATCGAGAGGGACATCTTCGTAGCGCAGACTGACGGCCGAGTTCGTCCGTAATTCGACCATTCACCAATCATTGTAGGAGTACACAGTCATGCCGTATCCCGTTGGTTCCCCGTACTCGGGCCTTACCCCGAGCCCCGCTTACACCGGCGTCTTCATTCCCGAGATCTGGTCGGGCAAGCTCGTAGAGAAGTTCTACGACGCGACCGTGCTGGCCGCGATCTCGAACACCGACTACGAGGGTGAGATCAAGAATCAGGGCGACAAGGTCAAGATCCGCACGCGCCCGACGATCACCATCGACGACTACTCGTCCGACATCGACCTGACGGTCCGTCGGCCGTCGAGCTCGACGACCGAGCTCAACATCGACAAGGGCAAGTACTTCAACCTCGCCCTCGACGACGTCATGGAGATCCAGTCGGACATCGATCTGATGAACATCTGGGCCGAGGACGCGGCCGAGCAGATGAAGATCGCGGTCGACACCGACGTCCTGACGGCGCTCAAGACCTCGACGGACATCAACGCTGCGAACCGGGGCAACACTGCCGGCCGGGTCTCGGCGAACATCCGTCTTGGTACCCCGGGCGCGCCGGTCTACATCAACTCCGTGTCGGCTGGCACGGGCGCTGGTGACAGCACGTCGAACGACCGTCCGGTGGTGGACTACATCACCGACCTCGGTCAGGTGCTGGACGAGCAGAACATCCCGGAGACGGGTCGGTTCATCGTCATCCCGGCGTGGGTCGCGGCGATGATCAAGCGGTCGGAGCTGAAGGACGCGTCGCTGTCGGGCGACGGTACTTCGATCCTCCGCAACGGTCGTCTCGGCATGATTGATCGGTTCACGATCTACATGTCGAACCTCCTGCCGACGGCGGATCTGTACTCCACGCAGAGCTACGTGTACTTCGGTACGCCGGCTGCGCTCACCTTCGCGGCTCAGTTCACGAAGATGGAGACGATCCGTTCCGAGCGCTCGTTCTCGAACCTGCTCCGTGGCCTGCAGGTCTACGGCTACAAGGTCGTGAACGGTGTCGCGATGGGTCGGTCGATTGTTGCCCGGGGCTAATCTGCCCTGAGAAGATAGGCCCCGGCGGGAGCAATCCTGTCGGGGCCTTTTCAGGAGAGCGGCGTGGCGAAGACGTTCAACAATCTGATCCACGAAGCGCGAGAGCTTCTGCAGGACACCGACAGTGCCGGGTATCGGTACCCCACTGAAACGCTCCGGAACAAGCTCAATCGCGGGTTGCAGGAGCTGGCGCGCATCCGGCCCGACGCCTTCTGGGCGTACTTCCTCCGCGACGATCTGATAGTCATCGAGGTCGTGGCGGTCGACGCCGACCCCGATTCTGACGAAGACGTGCTCGACGCCATCGAGGACCAGCATGTTCTCGGGACCGACACGTTCAAACTTCCGATGCAGTTCTACGGCCCGCTGGTGTTCTGGGTCACAGGGTCCGCCGAGCTCATCGACGACGAGTTCGTCAGCGATGGCCGCGCCATCACTCTGCTGCAGCAGTTCAAGGCCATGTGCACCAGCGTGTAAGGAGCGCCCGTGGTAGACAACATTCTCGTCGAGAGCTCAGGCGCAACAGCTGACGTACGCCTCGACACTTGGCTGAAGGATCTGCTGCCGCGTACTCCCGGCGCCGTCAGGCCCGTAGTGAAGCGCGAGCTGGTCCTCGCGGTGCGCGAGTTCTACACCCAGAGCCTCGCTTGGCGCGTCGTCATCGGCCCCAAGAACATGAAGGCCGGGAAGAAGCTGTACACGATGAGTCCGTACGACGCCTACGCCGACGTGGTGAAGGTGTTCAGCGTGGAGCTCGAAGGCTCTCCGCTCCGCAGGTACGTGCGCAGGCCCGCCGGCGCGGAGCCGGCCGCCGACCGCCCGACCGGGTTCTTTCTGGAGGACGTCGACAACGTCCGCCTGTGGCCGACGCCGGTCGTCGGCGTGGACGACGGCCTGACCTTCTACGTGGCCCTCACGCCCAAGCAGACGGTCACCCACCTCCCCCGGATGGCGATGAGCCACCACTACGACGCGCTGCTCGACGGCGCGCTGGGGCGGCTCTACAACCACCCTGCGAAGCCCTACACCGACCCGCTGCGGTCGTCGTACCACCTCCGCCGGTTCCGTGGGTTCATCGCGGAGTTCCGCTCTGCAGCACGCGAAGGCAACGCGGACGCCCCGAGCTGGACGTTCCCGAAGTTTGGGAGATGATCGGTGAGAAGCAGGCTTTTCTCGAAAGCGAGGGAGCGCTTCGGTCTGGGGCTCCTTGACTGGACCGCCGGCGACATCCGGGCGATCCTCCTGCCCGTGTCGTGGGTGCCCAACTTCGGCGCCGAGTTCGTTTCCACGATCTCGCTTGGAACGCGCGTAGCGACGTCCGGGCTCATCACCGGGCGCGCGATCACAGACGGGCTGGCCACCGGGTCGTCGGCTATCTTCCCCTTGGTGTTCGACACGCGGCTCGTGTCGCAGGCCGTCATGTACGTCGACACCGGCGACGAAGCAACTTCCAGACTTCTGTTCTACATCGGGGACGAGGATCTCGTCACCGAGCCGTTCATCCCGCAGGGCTTCGACTACTCGCTGAACCCCGACGCCGGCACCGGCGGGTACTTCCGGCTATGAGCGGCCCCACACTGGTCGACAGCGAGGAGACCCTCTCTGCACTGGGCGGGGAGACGATTGGGATGCAGATCCCGGTCAACGGGCTCAATGCGACCCTCGCCCTCAGCCTGACCATCCACGAGGACGAGTTCTGCCCGCCGCTGTCGATCATCGGCAAGCTCCGGCTCAGAGAGTATGCTGTCGCCGAGCGTTTGGTGGAGTTCCCCAAGGCCCCCCGGCGCGACAACGTCGTGCCCGACCGGAGAAACTGACATGCTTCTTGCACGATACAGACAGCAGCCGGGCGAGAAGCGCAAGCGCGGCATCGACTACGCGGACTTTCTGGAGCCGTCGGAGGTCGTCAGCACCGCCACCTGCGCCGTGTCACCGCCCGACATGACCGTCACAATCGTGATCGACCCGGCCGGCAAGAAGTTCGCGTTCTGGGCCGAGGGCGGCGTCGATGGCACGACGTACCAGCTGACGTTCACGGTGAACACCAACGGGCAGCAGCGGCGCGAAGACGAAGTGGAAATCGACGTGGAGGAGATCTAAGTGGCTAAGCAGCTGTTCACAAATTTCGGGTCGTCGCTGCTTGCCGCGAGCATCAACGACACCGACCTCACCATTCAGGTGTCCGCAGGGCAGGGTGTACGGTTTCCGTCCCCGACCGGCGGCGACTTTTTCTACGTCACGCTCGTCAACTCGCTGGGCGACCGCGAGCACGTCAAGATCACGTCGCGCGCGACTGACCTGCTCACCGTAGCCACCGGCGGCCGTGGTCAGGACGGCACCTCGGCGCAGTCTTGGACCAACGGCCAGACTCGCGTCGAGCTGCGCGTCATCCGCGCCACGCTGGAAAACTTCGTGCAGAAGGTCGGCGACGAGATGAGCGGCGACCTCGACATGAACGGCAACGACGTGATCGACGCCGTCCTGTCTGGCTCCGGCACCAAGCTGATCGCCGGCGAGATCGTGAACGTGCCGATGCGCGGCGTCACGGGCGACTCGTCGAACGAGGTCGCGGTACCCACCGACGGGTCGCGCGCGACGGCCTCCGGGTCTCCGATCCTCACCCAGTCCGACGCCGCCTTCATCAAGTCCAACGCCTTCACCGCCGGCATGATCATGCCGTGGTTCGGCTCCATTCCGGGCATCCCTGCCGGCTGGGCGCTGTGCGACGGCACGGGCGGCACGCCGGATCTGAGGGACCGGTTCATCATCGGTGCCGGGACGACGTTCGCGTACGGCACGACGGGCGGCTCTGATACGACGTCGTCCAACGGAGCCCACGTGCACGCCGGCTCCTCCACGGACAACACGGCGCTCACCGTCGCGCAGCTGCCGGCGCACGGGCACCGCTTTTTCGCGGCGAACAACAGCTCGTCTACGAACGCGGACGGATGGAGTCGCTTCGGCTCTCGCGGTATCCCCGGCGAAGACGTGGGTCCGTTCGACTACCGCGAGGACTCGGACCTCGGCGACCAGATCATCGAGAACACTGGGTCGGGCAGCGGGCACAACCACACGCTCACCGTAGCGTCCGATGGTGCCCACACGCACACGCTGACTCCGCCGTACCGTGCTATGTACTACATCATGAAGACCTGAGATGGCCTCCCCTGCTACTCCATTCGACCAGCGGGACCACCTGTTCCGCAACAACGTCACGGTGAGGCTCGACGCCTTGCTGAACAACTCCGCGACCACCTGCGTAGTTCAGAATGGGCAGGGGGCGTCGATCCCGGCCATCGGGGCCGGCGAGATCTTCGTGATGACCCTCGACAACATCGTGGGCGGCGTTCGCGAAGTGGTGTACGTGACGGCGGTGTCCGGAGACACGCTGACGATAGAGCGGGCGAAGGAAGGCACTACTGCGGAGACGTGGCAGGCCAACTCGATCATGCAGGCGCGGATCACGGCCGGGGTACTGGAGTACCTCCAGTGGCTGCTGTCGTAGACCATGCCTGCTGAGACCAGAACCTACCTCTTCCTGAACGGTGGCGAGACGACTCTGTCGTCAACCATCACCGCCTTGGCTACGTCCATAGGGGTGGTGAGTGGCACGACGTTGCCGTCCCCCGGGGGCGGAGAGATCGCGGCACTCGTGCTGCGCGACGACGACGCAGGCTGGTACGAGGTGATGTACCTCACTGCGCGATCCGGCAACACACTGACGGTCGAGCGAGCGAAGGAGGACACCACTGCGCGCGCTTGGCCTGCAGACACCATCGTTCGGCACTCTCTGACCGAGGGGTTCCTGCAGAAGCTGACCGCGTTCAACCCGCTCAACTACCTGACGTCGAGGCCGTATCCGTACGAGTACATTGAGGGAATCGACCTCACGCCGAGTCTGCTACGTCAGGGCGATACGTACGACGTTGCTGTGGAGGGAGTGGATCTTACCTCCTCTGTCATAAGCGGCGAGATCGCCTCGACTCTGGAGACCTACAGCAACTACGCTGTCGAAGGCATAGACGTGACCCCCGGCGGTCCGCAGTCAGGCGTGCTCGACGATGCGCTCATCACTTACAGCAACTACGCCGTCGAAGGCATAGACGTGGCCCCCGGCGCTCCGCAGTCCGGCGTGCTCGACGACGCGCTCATCACCTACAGCAACTACGCCGTCGAAGGCGTGGACCTCACACCTGCAATCCTGTCTGGAGAATTGACATGAACATCTGGGTACCGAAGCTCAAGATCCTCGAACCCAACACCGAGCTGGTCAGCCGCATCGGTGTTTCCGGGCGGTACATCATGGAAGCCGTTCGTCCGGATGGCACGAAGCGCAAGCTCGCCGAGTTCGACAACATCGTCACGAATGCTGGCCTCGACGCCATCGGGACGTTGTCGACGTGGATGAACGCGTGTCAGGTAGGCACCGGCACCAACGCCGCAGCGGCCGGCGACACTGGTTTGCAGACGTATCTGGCTGGTACCACCAATCAGGAAGGCGACACGCAGTCGGCGCAGTCGTCGGCTCCCTACTACACGCAGAGGACCCGCACGTTCCGGTTCAATGCCGGCGTGGCTACCGGTAACCTGACGGAAGTAGGCGTCGGCACTGCTACTTCTGCCGGCACCATGTTCAGCCGCGCGCGCATCGTGGACGGCAGCGCCGTACCTACCACCATCACCGTGCTCGCCGATGAGGCTCTCGACGTCACGTACATCTTCCGGCAGTACTCCAGCCCGACCGACATCACCGGGTCTTTCACTGTCACTGGCATCGGGTCTATCGACTACACCATCCGCGCTGCGGCTGCTAACAGCGTTTCGTACAACACCGTCCCGACTTCTGCGGGCTCTACCGGTGGGCAGCACACTGCGTACGACGGCAACATCGGTGTCATCACCAGCACCCCCACTGGCACCCAGAGCGCAGCAACCAGTGCCACGTTCGCCTCGTACTCCGCTGCCAGCTACCAGCGCGATATAACTGTTTTTTTCGGTCTGACTCAGGCCAACTTCCCCATTGCCGGGGGCATCAAGTCGCTCCTTCTTCCGTGGTCCCTTGGCGGCATCCAGTGCGAGTTCACCACCCGCATCAACAAGACCTCGTCGCAGACACTGTCCCTCGTGTTCCGCAACTCGTGGGCGCGTAAGGCGAGCCCGTAAGATGGCCCTTCCCGGCAACGTCCTGTCGACGACTACAGCGCCGCTTCAGTTCGAGGCGCCGCGCAATCTTCCCAAGCTCCCGCTCGAAGACTGGGACAAAGGCGGCGTGAACATAGAGAACACGACGCAGGGCCTTCTGGTGTACAACTGGCGCTGCTTCATGAGCGGCGACGACATCCGCGTTGAGGTGCCCGGCGTCGTGGCTCCGACGACGGTCCACACCCAGACCGACATCGTCGAGCTGGCGTTCACGTGGGATCGGTCGATGCGTCCGTTCCTCGCTTGGCAGCTCGCCGACAGCACCTGCCAGTTCCGCTGGTACGACTCGCTGGTCAGCGACTTCGTCGTCACCAACTTGCCCACCGGCTCGGTGACCCCCCGCTGCCAGCTGGACGACAAACGTACTAGCCAGAGCGCGGCGAGCGACATCATTCTCGCGTATGTGAATTCCGGAGAGCTGAGGTACCGGCAGCAGCGGGACAGGTATACCGTCGAGCGGGTCCTGTCTGCTAGTCTAGGCGCCAAGGTACTCAGGCAGATAGGCTTGAACAGGGCCAACAGGTTCCAGTTCCGCACTACAGGGTAGGGTTGCGCATGGGTCAGGCACTTCGCTTGGAAGGCTTCAGCGGGCTCGTGCCGCGCACGTCGCCGCGCCTGCTGCAGCCCATGCAGGCCACGACCGCGCGCAACACGAAGTTGCTGAACGGTGAGGCACGCGGGTTCCGAGTCCCGCGCGAGTTGGCCGACTTCACGGCCCTCTCGTACACCGTCAGGCGCGCATACCGCATCCCCTACTCGTACGGCGATCTGCACCTCACGTTCAACACCCGCAACGTGGACGTGATCCGCTCACCCATCGTCAACGACTCGTTCGACCGGTACTACTGGGCCGGCGACGGGCGGCCGAAGTACAACCCGCTCGGCCGCATCGCGAGCAATCAGGACGGGCTGTATCTGGGCATCCCGACTCCCACTTCGGCGCCCGTGGTCTCCCCCGCCGTTTTCGGCACCGACCTGACCCGCGCGTACGTCTACACGTTCGTCAGCGCCTACGGCGAGGAAGGCCCGCCGAGCCCGCCGACCACGGCCAGCGGCAACGCAGGGACGTGGGACATCAGCAGCATGGCCAGCTCGGTACCTGACGCTTCGTTTCGCAACATCACTACCAAGAAGATTTACCGCACGGTCCCCGGAAGTTCCTCGACGCTGTTCTACTACGTCGGCGAGGTACCGCTCGCTACCACCACGTACGCCGACACTTCCCCCGACGTGACGGTTGCCTCCAACAACACGCTGGAGTCGACGTCTTGGGTAGAGCCCCCGGTCGGCATGGAAGGCTTCGCGCTGATGCCCGGCGGGTACCTCGTCGGCTGGAGCGGGCGCCGCCTGCTGTTCAGCGAGCCCTACAGGCCGCACGCGTGGCCGGCGGAGTACGAGCTGTCCACCGAGTTCGAGATCGTCGGCCTCGTCGTGTGGGGCTCCACGCTCATTCTGGGAACGAAGTCGAACCCCTACTTCGGTCAGGGCAACACGCCGTCGTCCTTCACGCTGCAGAAGATGGACGCTGTCGAGCCGTGCCTGTCCCGCCGTGGGATGGTGGCCACTGTCGTCGGCGCGTACTACCCGTCGATCAACGGGCTGGTCCTCGCTAACGCCGGCGGCGCGCGCATCATCACGCAGGACCTCCTCACCAAGGAAGAGTGGGCGACGTACAACCCCAGCAACATCTACGCAGCGCAGCTGGGCCTTCAGTACGTGGCCTTCTCCAGCCCCTCGTTCGGCTTCATCTTCAACCCCAGCGAGCCCAACGCCCGGCTGGTCGAGCTCGACCGGCTGTCCGGCGTCGAGGGCGTGGAGACCGACCGGTACACCGGCAACGTGTCGCTGGTGTATCAGGATCGGCTGTGGGAGTGGGATCCCGAGACGTCGGAGCGCATGTTCTGGCGGTGGAAGTCCAAGCAGTTCCACGTCAACAAGCCGCTCAACTTCGGCGCGGTGAAGCTCAAGTTCGACGACACGAGCAACGACGTCGCGACCGACATTCAGGGCTACTACGGTCCGTACAACACGGCGCGGTTCGCTGCCGACACGCTGAACACGATTGGCGGGCACGTACTCGACGGAGTGCAGAACATCGGCTTGGTGCCCAGCTGGACCGAGCCCGAGAACAAGATGGAGCTGGGCGGCGATCCGCTCTACCCCATCAACGACATGCTGACGGAGACCTCGGCGGTGCGGTTCATCGCCTACGCGAATGGGACGAAGGTGTTCGACCGCGTGATTACCTCGGAGTCCATCGTTCGCCTGCCCGTCGGGTTCAAGAAGGACGTGTGGCAGTTCGAGATGGTCTCCAACACGAACGTGTACTCGGTGACGATTGCTGAGACTGGCAAAGACCTCGCTGGTGCGTGATGCCTAACCTGAACCTCAAGGCGAACAGGGCGTACCCTGCGATCCCGGCGATCTCCAGCGATCTCGACAACCACACGAATGCGTTGCAGGTCATACGCGAAGCCATGGAGGTCGGGCAGCGGCGCACCAACGACGTGCTGAACTCCTACGTCCGTGTGCAGGAGCTCATCGACCTCGGGCTCATCACGTTCGAAGGCAACACGAACTCGATAGTCGGCGCGGACTTGTCCGAGATCGCCAACATCGGCGACTTGAGCGGTGCTGCGGAAGGCCAGTTTCTCAGGCTCAGGTCGGGGGACTGGGACAACGACGGGCTCTACGCTTCTGACATCGCGCAGTCGTTCGTCACCCAGCATCAGGCTGCACTGTCCATCCTCGCGTCGCAGATTGCGTCCGGCACGATAGACACGGCCCGGCTGGGCTCTGGCTCAGCAGACGCTACCAAGGTGCTGTACGGCGACCAGACGTGGCGCAACAACGACTACCTTCGCGGTGCTTCGTGGTCGTCGACTTCCGGCGCCATCATCGTGCCTGTTGCGCAGGTTCCGGTGATGGTGCAGAGAGCCGGCACCCTGCGCGAGGTGGTGATCTACACCGGCGGCGGCACCGGCAGCTGCACCGTGAACATCTGGAAGGACACGTACGCCAACTTCCCTCCGACCGGCGCCGACGACATCACTGGCGGGGTCTCTCCGACGATTTCTGGTGGCGTCAAGTACCAGAACACGGCGCTTTCGGGGTGGACTACCTCGTTCAGTGCTGGGGACATCCTCCTGTTCAACCTTGCTTCGAGCAACACGTTCACGTTCATTAGCATTCAGCTGAGGATCAACTGATGGCCACTGCATCTACTACCACCGTGATCGACCACACCAGCGATGCGGGCTTTCGCACGTGGGCCGCCGAGCAGATCGCGCAGATCACTGCTGCTGGTCTCACAGCGACTGCGGACACGGGGCAGATCAACACTACCACTGCCACCCGCCCCGGTACCAACACCAACGGTGGGTACTCGATATTCAGGTTCAACGACACGTTGCACGCCACCGTGCCGATCTTCATTCGCTTCGACTGGGGAACCGGAAGCGCCGCCACCACCCCGCGCATTCTCGTGACGACTGGTTCAGGTTCCAATGGCTCTGGCACCATCACCGGCGCGTACCACCTTCCTCGCTTGCTCAATTGCGGTGTCCATGCATCCACTATTACTTCGTACGTGTCGAGGTGGGTCTACAACTCCACGCTCGGATTTTTTGGTATGGCGTGGAAGCTGTCATCCATCAACACCGACAGCATACAGGCGCTGTGTTTTATCGGGCGCACCAGCGACTCTAATGGAGATCCCACTGGCACTGGTGTGTACTTTGTGTCCACGTCGAACGACGGTACGAACGCCGGTGCTGCCGGAAACGCATGCCAGCAGATGCACAATATCGCGAGCGGGCTTAGATACCCCATTGACGGCAATATGACTTCGCAGGGGCACAACTGCCTTTTGTGGGTGCACAACCAGACGAGCACACAGGTAGGGTCAGACACTTATGTGACGCCGGCTTTCTATGCTACTCCGGGCGTGGACTCCCATCGGGACTGGGGGTTGGTGCTTCGTGGAGAAGTGCCTAGCAACTCCACTTTCTCCGTGGCGCTCAAGGGTGCCACTTCCAGAACCTACATCAGCCTCGGCATGACTGGGAACGGCGGCGTTACTCCTACTGGACTCACCGGAACCCTCAACAGTGCCAACTACTTCATGCTCTGGGAGTGATCCATGGCTATCCTTCTGGCTACATCCTATGCCAAGCCTCGCGGGGCAGGTGCCGGCACTCCGGTGCTGACGCCTACTCTCGTGTTCAAAGATGCTCCGGTGTACTACGGGGTTCGCGGAATAAATGGCGGCACTCCGCCACAGATGCCCACCCTCGTGATGAAAACCATCACCGCGCAGGAAGGTCCCGGCGGCGGCGGCGGCACGGTGGGGAGCGCAATATGAACGACCGGGAGGTTCTGGCGGCGGTGCTCAAATTCTTGGACCGGACGCCCATAGACGGGTCGGAGGCCGAGACCATGGTGGTGGTCAAGGCGTGGGTCAGGCAGCAGCTGAAGCCCCCCACCGCCAGTTTGCCCCCCATCTCGTAGAATGGTATAAATCCGCAGCCGTACTGAGGATCCGACGTGTCCGACACCCCTTTCGACCGCGCTCTGGCCCACACCGTAGGCATCGAGGGCGGATTCTCGAACCACCCGTCCGACAGCGGCGGCCAGACTCGCTTCGGCATCACCGAGGCACTGGCCCGCCGCTACGGCTACGTCGGCGACATGCGCGTCCTGCCCATCGAGCTGGCCCGGGACATCTACCGGAAGGAGTTCTGGGAGGGGATGAGCTGCGACGCCGTCGCTTCGTACAGCGAGAAGGTGGCGGCCGAGCTGTTCGACACCGGTGTGAACTGCGGGCCGGGCACGGCTGCACGTTTCCTGCAGATGGCTTTGAACGCGCTGAACAGGCGCGGCACAGACTTCGCGGACGTCGAGGAAGACGGAGTGATCGGCTCCGGCACCATCGGCGCGCTCCGCTCGTACTACGAGTTCCGCAAGAACCCGACGGCTGACGTCGTCCTGCTGCGCGCCCTGAACGCCCTGCAGGGACGCTACTACATCGACCTGTCTCGCCGGCGCGAGAAGGACGAGGACTTCGTCTACGGCTGGCTTCGCACACGAGTGGAGATCTGACATGTCGAAGGTCGACTGGAAGAAGATCGTAGGCTCAGTCGCCCCCGCTCTCGCCACGGCGCTGGGCGGCCCGCTCGCCGGCGTGGCGGTCAAGACCATCGCCAATCAGGTCCTCGGCAAGCCCGAAGCCACGGAGCAGGAGGTCGAGGCTGCGATCCTCGACGCCAGCCCGCAGGACCTCATCAAGCTGCGGCAGGTCGACAATGAGTTCCGCGCGCTGCTGGTCAACGCCGGCATCAAGCTGGAGGAGATCTCCGCCGCTGACCGTGCCAACGCACGCGAGCGCGAGGTCAAGACCGGCGACTCGTGGACTCCTCGGATCATCGCTGCCGCCGTGGTGCTCGGCTGGTTCATCATCCAGTGGTATCTGCTGACCCACCTCGTCCCGGCGGAGATGCGCGACATCGTCATGCGCAGCCTCGGCACCGTGGACATGGCGCTGGGCTTGGTTCTGGGCTATTACTTCGGGTCATCCGCAAGCAGCCGCCAGAAGAACGACATCATCGCCGCCGCAGCCGCCAAGTAGGCCGCCGCCATGGTGTTCGATTTCTTGAAAGAGCGCCTGACAAGGGAGTCCGAGATTGTGCCGTTCACCGTCTTCTCGGTAACCGTGTTCTGGGCTCTCGCCGTCGCTGTGCTGACCGGTAGCTTCTGGGTGTACCCGCAGCTGGTGAGCGCGGCTGAGACGAAGATCAAGCTGGATCACTTCCACAAGGAGTTCGCGATCTACCGCATCGAGGATCGCATCGACGAGCTCCGGTCCGAAGAGTATCGGCTGCGTCGCGAGAAAGAGCGGATGAAGACCATCGACGCGGCTGTACCGGAGATCTACGAAGAGCAGCTCAGCAAGCTCGTGGCCGAGCGCGTTGCGTTCGAGCGCAAACTTGAGCAGGCAGAGCGAGCGAATACGGAGTAGCCAGTGCCGAAGTACCACACATTCGAGCCGGAGACGCGCTGCCTCAAGGGCGGCGAGTTCGTTTTCGGCTTGGAGAAAGCCGCCGATCTGGTGGACGAAGCTCGTCCGCTGAACGAGGACCACTGGAACGAGGTGGAGGCTGTCCCGACGACCCGCGAGTTCAATCCCGACTACGAGATGTTCCGCCGGTACGAGCAGATGGACACGTTCTTCGTCTTCACGGTGCGGGCCCCCTCGTTCGGTCTGGTAGGCTACATGGGGTTCTACCTACACAGGTGGCCGCAGGCTCCCGACGCGGTCGTGGCCAGCGAAGCTGGTACGTTCGTCGCCAAGAAGTTCCGTGGCACTGGCGTGGCTGATTCACTGCTCGACTATGCGGAGAGGCATGTCGGCAAGCTCGGAGCGACCGTCATGGTGATGACCAGCCGCCACTTCAGCGGCGGCGTGGACCTCACCGGCTGGCTTACTGCGCGCGGTTTCAAGCCCATGGCAGTGTCTTTCTCCAAGGAGGTGTGAAATGTGCTTTGGTCCTCCTGATCCTCCCGATCTTGGCCCGCAGTCCGAGGCCAACAAGGAAATCGCGGCGATGAACCTTGAGTTCGCCCGCGAGCAGCAGAAGTGGGCGCAGGATCAGGACAAGATGAACCGCGAGACCTTGGACAAGGTCCTCAGCGTTCAGCTGCCCATCATGCAGCAGCAGTACGAGAACGCGAAGAAGGATCGAGCGCGCTACGAGGGCACGTTCCAGCCCATCGAGGACAACCTCATCAAGGAGTTCCAGAACTACGACACTGCGGAGCGTCGGGATCTGGAAGGCGGTCGTGCCGTCGCGGACGTCAACACGCAGTTCGACGCCGCGCGCCGCAACTCGCTGCAGCGTCTGGAGAGCTTCGGCGTCGACCCGTCCCAGACTCGCAACGCCGCGCTCGACATCGGCGTGCGGACCCAGCAGGCGGCGGCACAGGCCGGCGCTGTAGGCGCGTCCAACCGCAACGTGGAGAACACCGGCCGCGCGCTGCGGGCGGAAGCCATCAACATCGGCAAGGGGCTGCCCTCCAACGTGGCGGCCTCCTACGGCCAGTCCATCGCTGCCGGGCAGGCGGGAGTGGGCGGGGCCAACCAGACGACCGGCACCAGCACCAACGCGCTGACCTCCTCGCAGGGCTTCTCCGGTGCGGCTATGCAGGGGAATACGAATAGCGCGAACATCCTGAATCAGGGCTACCAGAACCAGATGGCTGGCTACAACGCGCAGGGGGCGTCGATGGCCGGGCTCGGTCAGCTCGCCGGCTTTGCTGCGATGGTCGCGGACGGCGGCACGCCTGCACAGGCGCATGCGCGGCAGGCCATCGACCCCAAGGGTCCCGTGATGCACGGCCCCAGCGATGGCTCCGGCATCGACGATCAGGTGCCGGCGATGATCTCCGTTGGCGAGTACGTGATCCCCGCCGACGTCGTGCAGAAGAAGGGCGTCGAGTTCTTCGACAAGATGCTGGAGCGCTACCACACGCCGGCAAAAGAGCAGCGCCGCGCGCTGCAGGGGGCATAGCCATGAACTGGGGTTCGTTCGCCGGCGGACTTACCGAGGGCCTCGAACGCGGCCAGACTCAGCGCCTTCGCAAGCAGATCGAGCAGGCCAACGAGTACAGGCTCGACGACGCCATGGACACGGTCGAAGGCCGTCGCCAGCAGGAAGACTCCTACCTCAAGTCGCGTGGTCGCTCCGCAGTCAGTCGCCGGTCCAACGCGCTCGGCGAGCCCATGCTGTACAAGTTCATCAACTTCGCGAAGGGCAAGATGGGCTTCGGCCAGCAGGAGCAGGCGCTCTCCACGGATCCGGAAGCTACTCCCGACCCGACCGCTTCGTTCATGGTCAACGACACGTACGCGCAGCCTGAAGGCGAAGGTTTCGGCATGGCCGGCACCATGAGCGACGGCGGTCGAGTGAAGGCCAACCCCTCGTACGGTACCCGCGAAGTGAACATCAACGGCCGCCGCATGGCGGTCAGCGCCGATCCCGACGTCGAGGCGCGTGCTCTCGCCGCGATGAAGCGTCTGGACGATCAGGCCGCTGCCGACTCCGCGCGCCGTTCCGCCGGCAAGAGCGTGTCGGACGAGGAGTTCCGCAAGGCCACGAATGAGAAGCGGACGCCGGAGCAGTTCGCGAAGACCTACGCGGATGGCTCGCCCGGTGCGGCGAAGCTCACCGAAGACGAGCGCGTGAAGAGGGACGCGAAGCGGTATCAGGAGCAGACCAAGTATCGCCCGCCCGAGGCGGATGCTCCTGAGACCCGTCAGGCTCCTGCGCGCGAAGCGATCTCCAGTTCCGGCTCTGGCTCGAAGGTGCGCAAGGCGCTCAACAGCAAGGCCGGAAAAGGCGCCGGTATTCTCGCGGCTGGCAGTGCGCTGCTGGAGAACGCCGACACGCCGACCGAGGACTACGCCACGCGGTTCGGCGTCGACCCCGAGTCGGAGCTCGGCCACCTCGGCCTGCGCACGCTGGGGTTCGCCAGCGATCTCGGCAACACCATGACGTTCGGTCTGGCCGAGAAGGCCGTTCCTGCGATTACCGGCCGCCCGTGGCGGGCGTCTCAGGCTGAGCAGGCTTCGCCCGCTACCGCCCTGTCTCCTGAGTCTGCACCGGCTCCTGCACCTGCTGCGCCTGCTGCTCCCGAGCCGCGCCGGGCCATCGGCCCGACTGCCGCCCCCGCCGCCCCTGCGCAGCCGCAGCAGCCTGCGAGCCCGATCCCCACGCGCGTCATCGACATGGCCAACGTGAAGTGGGACCCCAACGAGCTGCCCGGCATGGGCGTGAAGGACTGGGAAGATTTCCGTACCGACTACGTTGCCGGTGCCATCAAGCAGGGCAAGTCGGCGGTCGAGGCCAACAACGACGTGACCACCATGCAGCGGGATCACTTCTTCCGCTACGGTGAGCAGGCGATGCAGCTTCTGCAGGCGGGCAACACGCAGGGTGCGGCGCGCGCCATGCGCATGGCGTACCAGTACTTCCCCAACGGCAGCGACGTCAAGTTCGGCTCGCAGGGTGACCAGCTCATCGCTGCTCCGTTCGACGAGAAGACGAACAAGCCTGCCGGCACCCCGATGCCCGTCAGCGCCGAGCGGCTGGGCGCGATGCTGGCGAACATGAAGGACCCGAAGGCTTGGAACGTGTGGACTGCCGACTGGCACAAGCAGGCGCTGGAAGAGCGCAAGCACAGAGAGGTCGACGTACCGAAGACGCAGGCTGAAGTCGACACGATGTACGCGAACGCCACGTCGAACCGCATGAACGCCCGGGCCAACCAGACTCGCGCCGAAGCCGACATGGTCACGGCGCAGACCCCCAGCGCTGCCAACATCTCCAGCAGCAATAAAGACATGAGGGCTGCGGCGCGCGTGTTCAGCGAGCGCTTGCAGATGGAATACGATATGGATCTGGCCACGGCTGACCAGCTCGCGAGCATCATGAGTCA